CACCGAGGCGCTTATAGACATTGTTTCCGGAGAAGCCCAACGAGATTTACGTAGCCCGCAGGAGGTCTGCGTTCGTGCTAGGGCTAAACATCCAGAGTGGTCAGAGACCCAATTTGGCGATTTCACCGACGGCGTGAATTCGGCCCACATGGGAGCATATGGATGCAGTGAGGAACAATCGTTTATGATCAAAGACCGCATCGAGCGGGAATTGCAGAAGATGGGAGCATTCGACAAGGTTGAAAGCCTTGACACTGTTGAGCTGAAGGCGATTCGGGGAATCATTGCCCCTTCGCATTGGCTTCGCGGTTATTGGGAGGCTCTCTACGGTCCTGCAGTTGAGCGCGTGGTGGAGGCCATGAAGGGTGTGGCTGGTCGCGGCCACACCGTCAAGGGGATGACTCCTGATGAGAAAGTCGCATATCTCAGCTCTGAGCTAGATGATGCGGGACCAACGGTAAATGGAGACGGAACTGCTTTCGAGTGCATGGTCCGTTGGCAACGTAGGGTCCGGGAGTCAAACATGTTCGAGCGGTTGTCCCCGCCCGAGGTCCGGAAACAAATCCGCCAAATGGGCGATTTGCTTTCGGACCGCTACTATGAGGTCTCCGACAAGTTTTGGAGTTTCATGGTTGAGCCGCTTAGGTTGTCCGGTGAGTTCGTCACTTCCATCGGAAACCTGTTTCAACAATTCACCATGATCTTTGGTGCGATTGAGCGGACCTCTTCAATAGTCGAACGAGTAGAACGTACGTTCGACGAACGTGTGCAATATATCCGGCGCTGGGCAATGACCAATCCCTATGCGCTCGAAGGCGACGACAGCATTATTGCGCACATCCCACTTTCATGGACTGAACAATTGAAGCAGTGTTTCAAGAACTCAGGTTTGGACATGAAGGTGGTGCTCGCCGATTGGTGGGGTGCTGCAGGGTTCTGTGGATGCAGCATGGAGGCATGCCGAGATGGTATCTACCGGATTTTCAAGGATCCGTTGGAGCAGCTTGGGCGCCTTACCACGCTTATGGACGTGACGCAGGATTCATCTCGTGGTGATCCTGACCTCGTTGACGCCAAAGCGATTTCCTACCTCCAGGAGATGGGCCATTTGCCACTCCTGGGAGCTGCGGCCTTAGGCATAGTCGAGCGTGCCGGGGCCAACATTGCCCGCATTTGCAAGCGTGCGGGTGATGCTCTTGACAACAGCAGGGCATCTAGGTATTTGCGTGAGTGGTGGTCGCACCGTAAGTCGCTTTACGGGGACCATGGTGCTCATACAATTGAGTTTTCTCTGGACGACCTCCCAGCGTTCATTCGTGAGGGGAGGCCAGACGAATTCTTGGTGGATAAAACCGCCATAGAATACTCAATCATGCCAGAAACCGTGTTGTCATTGCACGAGCGAATTTACCAGCATTTTCGGTACGGTCGGGGGAAGTTGGTTCTTCCCGAGGTGCAACCGATTATTGAACGGCTTCGCGCCATTTACGCCATGACCATGGAGTACGTGGAGGGGACCCGGGAGCGCGCAGAGCGCATCCTGGACGACCGAGTCGTGTCAACAGTTCGCTCATGCGTCGC